CATCAATAAAGGCATGACACGTACCGCCTATGTCTTTCCATAGCTTACAAAAGCTAAAATCTTCACCTAAATATGTCTTAGTTTCGGGGTCATGAATACAGTCAAAAAAGTTCCATAGATGAGGTCTATTTACGTACTCACCGTTAATAACTGTCTTTTGAACTATACCTTTATCTGGATAATGTTTAATCATTTTATCAAACACTTCTCTTTTGATCATCATACATCCTGTAGGGCTATGTGTAACTTCTATAACACCTTCCGTTACCACAATATCGTTAGTGTCTTCTACTCTCATAGGATAACTATTGGTCCATTTGTGAATATCAGAAGGTTTCTTTACTTCACCTTTTTTAATTGCATCAAAAGCTTTATCCCAATTAAATGTTTTAAGCGGATACGGAATTGAAATAACATCTTTATCTCTGTCTATCATTTTAAAAATAGACTCTGCATTCATCAATATATCAGAGTCAACAAATAACATGTGTGTCATTCCAGATTCGATAAAGCCTGATACACACAAATTTCTTCCTTGTGTAACTAAAGATGATTTAATTAATTGAAACTGCACATCAACCTTTTTCTCCATGCACATTTTTTGTAATTCTAACAATCCTTGTGCGTAATGAATTGAACAATCGCTATGTACCGGTGTTGCAACAAACAAAGATATTTTACTTTTCCGGTTTCCGGTGTCCGTTTTCCAAAGTGGTTGAATACTTTTCTCGTAAGGTTGAGGAGTATTTAAAGGTTTTACCTGAACATCTTTTAGGGTTTGGTAGGTGTCTTCATTTACATAAGTTTTATTTTCTTGCATTTAAGGCTCCTTGTAAAAAGCTTGCCCATTCCATTCCCTTTTTATTCCAGTTGTAAAATCTTTTATAAAATTTTTGTTGTTCTTCTAAATGCTCTTGTATGAATGATTCATGTAAATAACCAGCTGCTACTTCAATTGCTGCTGCAGTATCCTTAGCCATTGTTTCGTAATTTGTAGAGTAGTTAACGTACACTGGCCATTCAGCACATGTTTCATATAAAGCCCCAAAATTATTACTGATAACATGAACACCAGAAGCCAAAGCCTCTAAAGCAGACGCACAGGAGGTCTCTTCAAATATTGATGGATATACAAACATATCATAACTAGGCATTACTTCTCTTATATATTCATTAGGTTTGTAGCCAATATAATTTACATTAGCTAATTGTTCAGCTTGTTCGTAAAGTGGTTTAAATTGATCATCATTTTGTTTCTTAAATTCATCACCGTAAACTTGTGTTGAACTATAAACATCTAAACTAATAGAAGGATCTTTAATTTCTTGCATAGCTCTAAGCACCACGTTCAAACCTCTCCATGGTGTGCAGTGGTGAATTAATTTTATTGGATCACCTTTTTGATAAATTTTTCTTTTTGGAAAAGTTTCAATTCCATTTTTAATAACGACAGATCTATCAGTTGGAATATCAAAAGCGTATCTAAATTTTTCATAATTCCAATGACTATTAAATACGTACCAATCGTATTCTTTGTGCTTTTCTTTATTTCTAAAAAAAGGTTGTAGATTAGGTTGATCCCAAGAATTTTTTTGCCAAAGAATGTTTAGTTTGTTTGGATCAATTGGAACCTTGCCTGGAATGGAAGTACATATTTGTACTTGATCAAGCAGTTCTTTAGGAACATGCTTGTAGAGCATTTCCATTTGTAGCTCAGTGGCTCCTCGGGGTTGCATTATTCTTTTTTTTTCATAAATAAATTTACAGTCAATCTTCCGTTTTCTATCGAATCACCATGGTGCCCATAACCTTTGTGATTGTATTTTCCATCGTACATAATAAATCTGTTTTTAACAAATTTGATATCATTAATCAAGTTTTCATTCTCATCATATAAATAAGTCCCAGAATTAAAATTAGTTTCAGATAAATATATTAAACCAGCAACATGTTCAGAATCCTTGTGGATCCAATCCTTTAAATCATCTTCTTTTAATCTCAAATGCACAAACGATGCAATTTCCCAATACCCTTTATCTAATAATTTTTTTTGTTGTAATAAAGATATAATGTATTCATGAAAAATAGGATTGGTTGTTCCTAAAGATAAACTTCTTAAACCTGGCCAATTAGCTTTTTGGTTTTGTAATTTTTCTTGTTCTTTTGGATAATAAAGTTTTATTTTTTTTATTTCCGGTAAAATAAAATTTAAATTAGGAAAAAAATTTTCTTCTTGTATTAGTTTCATTCTATATTTATTGTTAAAGATAATTTATTTTCATTTTTACTTAAAACTTGGTGTGATGTATTTTTAGGAATAATACAAGTATTTTCAGATGTGAGCGTAAAATATTTATCACCTAGTCTCCATTCAGAAGATCCATAAATTTGTTTAACTATAACATCATATTTATGGTCGTGATATGGAAAACTCGGAAGCTTACCAGGCTTAGAAAAATACATATTACAATTTAATCTTAACCCAGTTTCATCGGTAAGTTTTTTATTTAAATTTCTAAGCTCATCGTTTAAGTCAAATGTATTAGATATTATTGTCGTAAAACCTAAATCATAAAAATGTTTCCATTTCTCATAATTTAAGTAACTATCAAGTTGAAAAAAAACAGCAGATACTGAAGAACCATCTTCAGCTATTATTTCAACAGAAGGTTGACCTCCTAAATATCTAAAAGGCCACCTGTGTTTTATCTTTAAAAAATTTAAAACATCTTCTTCTTTTAAGTTAATCGTATGATTTTTAATTATGTTTTCTAATTTAATTAAATCTATCATTTACTTGCCGATTATATTTAGTTGGCACTAAGGGATTGTATTACTTTTTAGTTAAAGCTCCCATAGAAACTTTTGTCACCTTTATTTCGAGGTCTTGTCTAAAATCATCCACAGAAGTATCAGTGTTGGGATCAGCAACATCAGCATCAAAATCAGCTTTAGTAGCATACACCTGTCCATTTCTTTTGTGTTTGATAATCTCTTTTGCTTCCGCAGGTATTTTTACGAGATCGCTCATTGTTTTCTTCCTTGTTTGTTATATGGTTTATAATCTCTTTTCTCATTTTTGTTAAGTCTTTTTTTATGACGACCAGGACGTTTCCTAGGTTTATCTCTTTCTACAAAGTCTTTAAATTTTCTAGCCATTCTCCTGAGATCTATCTATTAAAGCATAGCTGACACATCCTGTAATTTCATCAGCAGTATCTGCTTGCAATTTTAAAATATCACTAGCTTCCATGTTTAAGCTTGAGCTAACTAAATTAGTAAAACTTTTATTTAACTGAACATGACTTATTTCTACGTCTGATCCACCAGATTTTTGTAAAAAAGCATCAACATCTACATTCGATGCATCTTGATGACTTGCTTGTAAGGATTTTACAATAATAGTCGCATCTGATGGACACGTTAAAATAGTAGTTACATTAGTTGTAGTCAAATCAAATGTATCGCTTTTGTATCTAATTGTCATTGCATAAAATAATTAAAAGTATCAGTCTCGTTTTTTAATTCTTGTTGATAAGATGTATTTAACTTATCTTGCATCGTTCGTAAAGACTGAGCGACTTGTCTTTGGTTTTCTTCTGTGTACTGAGGAGTGGGTTCAGGTATTATTATATCTACTCTAGCCATTACTAGTATCCTGAATGTAGTCCACCGGCTCCAGACGTGTGTCTAGAGGGGGTTGAAGAAGTTGATTTTGTAGAAGTTGTTTTTGGTCCAGGATCACCACCTCCGCCTCGGTAAATGTCTTGATTAGTAGGTTGCATATTAGTAATACGTGGATTACTTGTGGTTATTTTTCCTTGTATGTCTCGCATAATATCTCTTTCAATAGCTTTTTGTGCCCTGTTGTTTCTTAAAATAGCGGCAAGTCCTTTTGCCGAGTCTGGTAATAATGAACCTACTGTAAAAGCTGCTGTAAGAGGATTAGAAAAACCAATTGCGTTTCCTCCAATTACTGATTTAAAAATATTCCCTTTTAATCCATCAAGTCCTAATTTTCTAATAGCAAAATCAGTTACCATTTTTTTACCAACATTGGTTGCTAACCGCTTAACATCTATAGGTGGCTTATCTTGGACAAGCGTATCTTGAAACATAATATCTTGATTTACAGGAGTTGAATCAAAAGCCGCAATACCTTCTGCAGGAACTGATGGTTGATAGCCACTAAAGTTAGGGTCCTGTGTTATGGCTCTTTGTTGATCTAAAATTCTTTGTGTTATTGGATCCATTATCCTCTCATTCCATCAGGTTGTACGTCAGCTCTAAAAGTACCATATCTCCAGTTTTGATCTGTAGAAGTGTTAGCTATTTTTAAACTAGCAAACCTAGATCTTGCACGTGTATCGACTTTATCAGTTGAACCCGTGATTGTAAACGGTCCTAAAGGAGACGATGCAGCATTATTAGACGGGTAATCTCTTAAATTTATCGTTATCTCTGCATCACCTGTAATTAATTTAAAATCAGGTACAAATCTTCTCACGCTCATAAATACTTGTCCATCACCCAAATTAAAATCACCTGATTGTATAAAAGCATTAATAGCTGTTTTGTTGCCTAAAGAATCTACCTGATCTGTTCCTACTTCGTGAGCATAATAAATAGTTCCACCATTTATATTTGTTACACCTTGTACTAAAGGAAAGGTCGGTGTATTTGTTGAATTGAATTCAGTTGCATAAGGCAAATCATATAAATTTGCATCTGTCCAAGTAGTTCTTGCTAAAGAACCAGTTGTCCACGTACGATCTTGATAATTGTAAGTAACACATCTATCATTAAAAGATGAACCTGCTTTTGGATAAAACCAAGTAAGTTCTTCATACAAATGATTAAGTCCTACGTATACTGATTCACCATTTTGATAATTAATTCCAAGGTTATCTCCTTTACTTGTGAATACAAAATCTTCAACTAGGCAAGGTAAAGATTTAACAGTACCATCATAAACAAAAAAACCACCAGATTCACCCATCCAATATATAGCTCCATTAACATATTTTATTGAGTGTTGTCCTATTGCTCCACAGTTAGAACCTACTTGTCTAATGGAGAAAGTAAAAGGTGGACCAACAAACTGTATTACATAAGCTGAATTATCAGTTAAAACTAATGTATAATCTTTTCCTTTTACAGCTCCAACAATTTTGGTTCCAGAATCTAATCTAAAAGTACCTGCTGTATTTACTGAAGTCGGTGCATAATCATTTATATTTTCTTGGTCAGAAAATCTTATAAACATTTTATCTTGCGTGCCACCACTACCAACAGTAGTTTCAGTCCCTAACATAAGTAAATGTCTATCTCTATCTGAAACTAATGACATAACAGATCTTGTAGGCGCACCACTTACAACAGTTGCTCTTGTAGTTAATGCATTAGGGTTTGAGTTGATTGGATTCCATTCAAACGTTTTACCATTTTTAATAGTCGCAATTAAATTTTCTCCAAAATTATCTAAAGACCAAGATGCAGGATCTATCGTTAAGGTAGAAGATAAAGATGCTTCTCCCCAACCAATGTAATATTCAACACCGGATCCAGACGCATGAGCAGATCTAGTGCCTGCAACATCTCTCGTAATACCAGTTAAATCATTTGTAGATATACCTGTGTAAGAAATAAATTCTGCGCCAACTTTTATTGTTCCAGAAGTTGGAAATCCAGTTGTTGATGCTAGTGTAATTGATGTCCCAACACCTCCAGTACCTGCGGTGTCATCTAATAAAGCTCCATCTAAAGTTCCAAATACTTGTTGACCTCCGCCCCATAGTCCTGTTCCCCAACCAAAGCCGTAAGTAAAACCTAAAGCACCTGCGCTAACGTAAGGATTGACTGTTGCAGATCCACTTCCGTTGACCGTTGTCCCTGCTGCGCTGGCCATTGTTATAGTAAATGAATCACTATCTGGAACGGTGACTACTTCAAAAGTATTTGTTTCAAAATCTGAAGCTACGTATCCAGCTCCTACAGGAGGTGTTACTGAAGTAAATGTAAACAGATCTCCAGGCTGTAATGTGTGCGCTGGTTTGTTCACAGTAACTGTCGCTGAAGTGTTTACAGTATCAAATGTACAACCAGTTATAGCTGTACCTAAAGGAGTAATATCATAAAAAGCTCCTTCATAATAAATAATTAAAACTTTGTTTGTCCCTATTGCTGCATATCTTCGACCATCTAAATCAGCCCATACAAACTGTTCTCTTGCTGCTCCTACTAAAGATGCATTAACAAGTTGCTCCCAACCACCAATTTTTTCAGGAGAACCGTATCTAAATCTTACAAAATCTCCATCAGTCCATTGACCTTCTGCTCCGGTCTCTGTGACTTGTTTATTAAATCCTGGTGCTATTTGTATGTTTGTTAAAGGCATGAGGTATTATACCTAATATTACTTGCCTTGTATAGAATCCTCTTCAGATGTCGGAAGTTTTTTCACATCTTCGTTAAAATTCATGTTCCATTCTGTAATAATTTTTACTAAATTGTTGGAAAAATGCCTTAAAGCAAATGAATTTAAATACAAGTTTCCTCTAAAAAAAAGAATAAATCTTTCTTTCCATGAAAATTTAATTTTAAGAGAACCATCTGATTTTTTTTGTATAAATTTCATAAGTTATTCTACAGAATTATTGGACGACCATCAAATTTTTTGTCTGCATAAGGACCATTTTTATCTACATAATGTAAAAAAACTTGAGAATGCCAATCACCTTCAAACTCTTCTCTTCTATGGTTAATTTCACAACCTAAATAAATACAAGCATCGCCTGGTTCTAATTCTATAGGAGTATCTCCCATATAAATTGGCCAAGGAGTTCCATCACTTCCGAGCATTACCGTAACACTTATTTCGCAAGAAGGCCTGTCTGTGTGGTCCTTTAAATCTGACGAGTAAGTATAAAGTCTCCAATAAGAATAAGAAGGCCAAAGTTTTAACCCAGTTTCTTTTTCCATGAATTCTTTTTTTTTAAATAAAAGGGCTTCAGCCGCAGCATCATATATAAAATAAGTATCACCTACAGGATTTTGCCTAAAATCAAAATCCATAGTATTTGCTCTGTGTTTTATAATACTATAATTATTTAGAAGTTCTACTTCATCTTTTGAAATAAAATTTTTTATTTTTTTATATTGAAAATCTTTTCTTATCATATTGCCCACGCTACGATTGAATATCTTGTTCCCTTTGTTACTGGATTAACTTTGTGAGGAAACATAAAATTACTTGGCCAAACAATTAACCTAGCAACTTTAGTTTTAAATGATATTTCATTTTTACAATCAGCATCAGAAAACATTAATTCTCCTCCTTCGTAATCATTATTTAATAATAAAATCATACTCATAGTTCTAGGAAAAAGTGGTCCCGAGTGATCGGTATGCCATTTATAAAAACCACCTTCTTCATATTTTAAAACATTTATGTTTTCTATTCTGTCTAAATTAAAATCATAAATATTAAGATCTTTTTTGTACTTGTATAAATAACTATTAAAGATTTTTCCTAAAACATTAAAATAATGAACATTAGTTAAAGAATCTGAACATTGACCTAAAGCAAGGACTTTAGTTTTCCTAACGCTTTCTTCAACTATTTCCCTATTTTCAGCTTCTTTAGATGCTACCCCAGCTTTTTTAAAATTACTTTTATTAGCCCATTTTATTATACCAGAAACTAAACTAGGTGGTACGACATTATCATACACTTTAATAAAATTTTTTATTTCCATGATTTTTTATTCCAAAAACGTGTTTTATAATTATGAATTAGTTTTAACATAAAGTTCATTCTATTGGCTACTATTTCTTTTGTGGTTTTTTTAGAAACTTTCATTTTCCATGATTCTCTTTTAAATGGAATTACTTGTACATATGGGGTACCTTTTTTTATTACAGTATCTAATTGTGGGTATTTGTAACCGTTTATAACTATTGGAAAATTTATTTCACTTTTAAAACTATCTGTATCAACAACCCCCGATAGAGGAAAAAACCTATCATCTTCATTATTTAATAATGGTAAAAACAAACAAGAATATCCAGGCGGTGTTTTTATAAACCATGGATTTAAAATTTTATGATAAGGTAAATTTTTATTTTGTTCATTGTACGGACATTCACCTAATTGTTCTCTATTATGTATTTGAATACCTCTGTTGTTAATATTCAAACAATTTATAATTGAAATCTCATCATCTGATGCAGAAGGTTTTTGCCATATAGCTCTTTTACCTTCATTTTCAATATTATGTTTTATAGCAAAATCTTGAGGCATTTTTAAAATATATCCAGCGGTTAAAGCATCTAAAAAAGGCATACATCCTTTTACTGTTTTGTTTTCAACAGAATGATTAAGTTCTTTAAACCATTGTGGAATATTTACTTTAGCAGCTATAGGGTAATCTTCGCCTAATTTAAAGTAGTCTTCTTGACAAGAAAACTCTATTACATTCTCATACATACGAGAATGTATTACTATACTTCTAGAACACTATCAAGTAAATGAGAATTTAATTCTAATGCTTCTATCCAATTATTACAGTTTACTGGCCAAGTGATTGCATTTGTATCAATTGCTTTTAAAGAATCGATATAATCTTGCGTAACTACTTGATTAACCATTGAATTGTCATGTGATTTTACAAAGAATTCTGCGTTTTTAATATGTTCATCTAAATTTTTCTCTACTGTGTGTTGAGTGATATTAGGAATCTCTGCACCTTCTGGAGCTGTAGGAAAAATTAAATTATTACTTGCATCAATTCTATGAATTAAACTGTATTTTAATTTTTTAAACTCATCTTCACTTATAGATATAAAATTTAAATTAGGTTCTAAGTTAGTCCAAAATGTTTTACTTGCGTCTGAAGAATGAACTTTAAATATATGTCTATTTTCACCATCAATTTTAAAAGAAATATGTCTAGCCATTTTTACGCTCCTGCATTATCATATATAGCTACAAACCCAACGCCACCTGGATTACCTGGCTGTGATTGAGTTCCCGGTCCACCTCGTCCGCTTCCTCCAGCATTAGCATTATCAAAGTTTACTAAATAACCAGATGTGTTAGTGCTTGTTGTTTCTGCTCCTGGCGCAGTTCCTGGATTACCTGGGCTACCTGGTGAAGCATAGCCGTTTGATCCATTACCAGCGTTTCCACCGTTTGCAGTTCCTATATTTGTTACATTAGAAGATCCTCCTGGGTTACCTGGTGAAGCCAATCCTCCTCCACTTCCGCCTCCTCCTGCTGCATAAGGTATAGTCGCTCCGCCTGTTGCAGGTCCGAAGAAGTAAGCAAAAACACCCGCTCCACCACTTCCGCCAGCGCCTGATGGCGCAGTATTTCCTCCTTGACCACCGCCACCGCCGCCTCCTCCAGAGACAATGTAAGCGCCAACTACATTTGCAGCTGGGTTAACAGTGAAACTTCCTGAACCAGGTCCTTTTTGAAATGCTTTAAAATTATAAGCTCCCCCACCAGCAGATCCTGAAGCAGCAGCTGTAATTCTTCCTTGTGCATCAACTGTAATTTCAGATGCTGTATAAGAACCTGGAGTTACAGCAGTGTCGGCAAGTTGATCTGGGCCAACAGCATCGTCAGCAATCTCAGAAGAGCCAACAGCATTCGCAGCAATCGCAGCAGAGCCAACAGCATCGTCAGCAATTTTTGCTGAAGTTACAGCATCATCTGCAATCAATGAAGTTGTAATTGCTGAGGCTTCAATTTGAGCTGTTGCAATTGTTCCGCCTAAAGTGTTTAAAGAAATTTCTGTAATATTAGTTCCGTCTGAATAAGCTGCAAAAATTTTTGGGCTTGCAGCTCCAGCAGTAGTTGGAGAAAAACCAGTACCACTAGCAGTTTTGATTGTAAGATTTTGTGCATCAGTGATAGCACTACAATCGAATATATAAAATTTTTCAATTCCATCTGGAATTGTTACAGTAGTTGCACCTGTTAAAGTTATAGTTGCAAACTTAATAATCATGTTACGTGCATTTGACAATGCAGCATCAGACATAACTAAAGCAGTAGTCGCTGAATCTGTAATTGTTACAGATTCATAACCTGCAATTGCTTGTTGAATTAAATTTAAATTTGTATTTGTTTTATCACCCCATGTACCAGCGTTTTCGCCAGTAACCATTAGTTCGAGTTTTAGATCTGTTGAGTAACTAGATGTCATAAATTTTTATCTCCTAAATAATATATATTTTATCTTAATCATGCAGCCAAATCAACCTCTGTCCATACATTACTGACCCCAGGATCAATTTCTTGCCAAGCTGTAATATTAGTATTTCCTATTGAACTAGTCAATTCTATGCCTGTAACATCCACATCTGCATTAGCAACGGTTGTTTCTTCCCCTAAGAATAAAGTCATTTGAACACCTGTTACATCGTATATGGTGTTCTGTTCTACTTCTCCTATAGAGCTTGTTAATTCAATACCTGTGACCGTTACATTAGCGTCTGCGGTAACTGTTTCCTCTCCAATAGAGCTTGTCAATTCAAGGCCTGTAACAGACACATTTCCATCAGCTACAACAGTCTCATCTCCAATAGAACTTGTAAGCTCTTGTCCTGTAATATCTACATTTGCATCAGCAGTAACTGTTTCATCCCCAATAGATGAAGTAAGTTCAGATCCAGTTACTGTTGTAGTTACTCCAATATCAAATGTTACTTGTCCAATTTCTGTGTCTAAATTATCATCAATAACATTTACAGTTACATTACCACCTGCCTCAATATCTACAGGTCTGACAGAGATAGTCATTTGACTACCGACTACTGATAATCCTTGAATTTGACCTACTGATAGTGTTGCTTGTATTCCTGTAACATCAATATTTGCATCTCCAGTCATTGTAATTTGACCTGGAGTAGCTGTTAATTCTTGTCCTGTTGGACTTGCGCTTGCGCCTGCTGTAACTTCAGCAACTGCACCTACAGATATCGTAGCTGAAACAGATCCTGTTTGAACAGTATAAGCATCCCCCCATACCATTGATCCCCAAGCATCTCTACCCCATCCAGAACCAATTAAGAAATTGTCATCGATGGTAACAGAATTTATTGTTGAAGTTAATTCTGAACCAGTTACATCTTGTTGAATACCTCTAGCAATATCTTCCTCTCCAATTGAGAGATTTCCTTGAATACCGGTAACTAAAAATTGAACAGAAGAACCTCCAACGGCTCCTGCGTTTGTAAATGTGAGTTGTGAACCAGTTACATCAACATCAGCGTTAGCTTGAGTTGTAGATGTTCCTATAGATGTGGTTGCTGATATGCCACTGACTGAGACGGATTCATCAGATAGGTCTCCCCATTCTGCTGCTCCCCATGTTTTATTACCCCATCCAGTGGCCATATCATTTTATTTCCTTAATTACGCAATTCTTAAGATTGCGGCAGAAGTTGTGAATGCAGGGAACTGGATTGTAAATGTTCCAGATGTTGCAGTCTTGTCTCCACCGAAATCTAACACAGCAACTGCTTCAGTAGTATTTGAACCACCGTCAGTTGTTGTATTGTAAATCAAAGCACCTCTAGCTGTTAGTGTAACACCAGTGAAAGATAAATTAGCGAAGCTAGTGATAGCTACTGCTGATGATACTTTAACACCTTGGTTAACCAAAGCTTTTCCACCTGCAGAATATCCTGCTGGTGAAGTTACTTCTCCAGACGTTGCATAGTTAGTAGTTGATGCACCTAATGTAGCAGTAGAAACATACATTGCTAATTTAAATGTATCTCCACCTGCACTATCAAAATCATGCTCACCAGCTAATAATTGCTTTTTGAATGAATTGCAAATTGCGTTAGTTGTTATTGCCATAATTGTTCTCCTTTAAAATTACGTATTTGGTGATGGTGAAGGTATCTTAATTCTAGGTACCCCATCATCATATTCCGCACGTCTTCTTCTCCCCATTTGTTGAAGAGCAAAATTCTGTACTTCTTCATTATACTTACTTTCATACAGCTTGTACATATCCTGCGGGCCTTTTAAATATCTAAAAGCTTCAGTAAGCACACCATGTAACAACATTGATTCTTGATATGTAGACAAGAATGTATTGTTAGAAGATGTAAACTGTGGTGGATCTGTAATGTAATTGATTTGTACAGTGTATGCAGAATCTGGTATGGGTGCCACTAAAAAATTAAAATCGTCCCAATTAGCATAGTATTTAGGAAGACCTGTTGAACCGCTATTATTATATTCAGAAATAAAACTTGTATCTCTTTTTTCAAGAAAAGTTCTTGTAG